TGGGCCAATGGCGCGTCTTGCGTGTTTATACCCGCAAAGCCTGGAGCCGTTATTGTAATGCTTTGTAGTTTCTGAGCCATTAGTTCACCTGAAACGTAAGCTCCGCTGGATAACGATTGGCGTCAAAAGCTATTGCATCTGACAAGGCCGTAGACGCAACGGCAAACTGTTCTGCTGCGGATTGCCCCCCTGTCTCCCCGCGCTCTCTTAATGCCATTGCATACGCAAGTTGTATAACAGGATTACTTGGAATAGAAAGAGTGTCAGAATCAGAGGTTAGATCTGCTTGAGGTACAACAACGTCAAATCGTAAAGAATAGATAGCGTTTGGCTCTGGATATAACTTAATCTTAAGATCTTTGTTTGTATCTGTACCAATGAACGTAAAGTAATCTGGAGATCCAGAAACAACGGCTGTGTTGTAATAGACATTGTTGAAGTATGACTTGCTGCGCTGATACATAAACTTCTGGGATGTTGTGTTCATCACATCTTTTACGACAGCCTGATCTCCACTACCAGTGATCGAGTATTCGCTTGTCCCACTAGCCGTACTTATGGTTATCGCATCTCGCAACGCAGTCCAATCAAATGAGTTCTCCACTACTTTCTTGGCATCATTTACTAAGTCACCAATAAGACTTGAGTAGTCTGTGCCATTTACTGTAACCACCTGATCTTCTCGCAACCTGCGCAAGACATTATTTATAAGGTCTAAATACGTCATGCTAACAACCTCCGTATTAGCCCTGA